TTAATCCCTGTCTTTCTACTCGCTGCCGCTATAGATTGAAACCATATTTCCGTTTTATCGTCTGTAAAAATCATTCTTACTTGTATATTGTTTTCAAATCCATTAGGCTCTAATTCTAAACCCATTATATAATCGTTTTAATTCAAAGTAAATGTTAGCTGTTACAAGTAAAGCTATACCTAAAGGTGCACTTATCAAAAAGAATTTAATGTATTTCATAATTAAAGTTTAAAAGCCCCCTTTTTTAACAATAACCCACACCACTGGTTTATTAATATTTATATTGGGGGCTAATAATTATTTTGAATGTAATATGTATGACATCTTAGCTAAAGCCTGATCTACTTTGTCTCTATTCCTTAAAAACTCTAAACGCTTAGCCTCAGCATCTAAGTAAGGTTTAAGTTGAGCTTCTAAGGTTTTTACTTTGTTTCTAAGCATCTCATTCTCTAATTCAAGTGTGTCGGTGTATGTGCCTAATCTCATGGTTATTTCTTTAGACTGATTTTAAATGTGGTTGTGCTATACTTTGGTGCTGGATAAATCATCTCACCAGTTTCAGGATCAACCAATGGCTCTTTGATGGCTTTAAGTAAGCCTTCTCTTTCTTTTAGTTTATACTTTACAGCTTCTACTTCTTGATTAAGTTTTTGCCATGTGTAGTCACCATCATAGGCATATTTAACACCTTACTCCATCTTAGATAACTCAGCACCTAATACGTCTGCTTTACCTTGTGGGTATTTATCTAACTCGGCAATTACATCTTCTTTTAATTCGGCTCTAATACCATCTAAAAGTTGTTGTAATGCTTCAGACTTAACTAGCATCTCTAAAGGTGACTCACCTGAATCTCTAAAGTGTGCTACGATTGTTTGTTTTAATAATTCAATGTTAAATTTAGTAGGCTCTATGCTACTCAATTCGATTTTTGGTAATAATTCTAAACTCATGTTTTTATTTTTTGGTTAAATTATCTTTTTTAGCTTTTAATACTGACATTAAATTGTCATCAGAATCAAATGCTTGTTTGTATCCATAATATAAGTCAGTTAATTGCTTTAGCTTAGTACACTTAGCAATCTCAAACATTATTTCTTCTTTACTTGGTGCATCTTCTACAATCTCAGCTTCCACTTCAACTACAGGCTTAGAAGGTTTTTTTGGCTCTTCTACTGCAAAGTCCATTTCTTCAGCAGGTGTAGCTTCGAATCCAGCAGCTTTCATCAACCATGCTAATAGGTTACGATACGCTTTGCCAATTGCTCTAGTCTGAGCCATTGAGAGTATAGCGTATTCATCAAAATAACGCTTAGTTTTCTCCCCATTGGAACACAAAGCAATACCAGTTGCAACGACCAAACCAGTGTTAATGTTACGAACTTCACAAGTAGCCATATACTTAATAGTAGTTTCATTTGACAAGTCTTTAGTGTCTGTAATAATTGGCATCAATCCTAAAGAAGCACCAGCAAATTGCCATCCTTCTACGTTAACGAATTGTTTGCCTTGAATGTTTGAGCTTAATCCTTTTTCTTTAATAAGTTTAGAAAGCTCATTAGATAATTGTAGCATTGAGTCCTTGTTAATTAACTCATAGCTAGGGTTAGTTTTTTGCAATTCCATTGTAAGTGTTTTGAGTGTTAAAGTAATTAGCTTGTCTTGTTGGGTATTGTTCCCAAACTCTAATCAACGAAGTAATTAGATCAAACGAAGCCTGTGAATAGTTTATCTCGTGCAAGATTTTTGCAACTAAGAGTTTTTTGTCATTGTCTGACATTTGATGGAAGGTTGATAACATATTGTGTTGGTTTATGGTTTAACGTAATGCGTAAATTTGCTTTTCCTCTCCTAAAGTTTGTAAAATTGACTCATATCTTTCCATATAGAAAGGAACATATTTTATATCTTTCTGAAAGTTATTGACTGCATGAAGTACTGTTGTTCTATCTCTTTTAAAGTATGGTGCTATCTGTGATGCTCTTTGTCTATATGTTGTATGTAAGATATAAAAAGCCATATTTCTAGCCATTACAAGTTCAAAGTTTCTTCTCTTGCATATCATCTTAGGAACTGGTAGGTCAAACTCTTTTGCTACTAATTCAATAACATATTGATACATCTCTTTATCTAAGTCAACTCTTCTATGAGCTAACAATGTGCCTCTGGGAACTCTTTTAGCTTTCGGTATATTCATTTAATTGGTTTTTAAGTGTTTCTAATCTCTTCTCAAAATAGGTTTTTAGGATTTCGTGCATCTCCCAATCACCTTTTTCTATTCTAGTCTCAATTAAATACCTACTCAAGCCTGTTAGTTGCATGAGTTTTTTGATGTCTCCATGTCTTATCATGGATCTATAATCCTTTACCTCAATCATAGTTTACTTTTTAAAATGGTTAATGTGTCTGTCGATCCCATTGATACAAGCCTCAAGACTTGCATAGAAAGAGGCTCTCCAATAGTAGAACTTGCCATTTAGGATAAAATTATCCCATTTAATAATCATTCCTTTATAGGTAAAACGCTTTGAAATTTTACCATTGGAATTTACATAGGTTAGTTCTTCTTTGACTCCTTTTCTTTTTAAGTCTTGAGTAATCTTGTTCATGGGTTTTTAGGGGTTTTTGTTTTATTCGTTGGGGGAAGTTTTTGTTTCTAGTACTTCAAACATTTCCATAGGTTCTTGGTTAGTGAGCTTTATGAATATGTCGTATGCTTGATCCTTGTTAAGTCTTAAGCTAGATGGCACATATACACCATCTTCTCTAGTAAGGTAAACTTTGTCTCCAGTTACTAAATCTGTCTTGCAGATAAATTCAAATTTTTTCATAGTTTTAAAGTTTTTGGTAAAATTAGAAAGTTTTTGTAATAATTTATCTTTTTTTAGTTAATTTTTTGTTAAAAGGATTTATTTGCTTGGTTAAATTTAAATTGTGCTTCAGCTGCTTGAATGTCAAACTTTTTATAACTTAGGTAAATTATCTCTTGTTTACAATATAAACTAAGCTGAACTTTAACTCCATCTATAATAACTATTTCATCTTGATAATTAAGTTCCTTTCTTAATTCTGGGAACATACAAGTAAAAGTTACAATATTCATTAAAGCATAATCTGTTGGATATTTTTTACTTCTTGCGTCTTTGATTAAATCAAAAAAGAATTTTTTATCTACATATTTTATTTCCATAAAAGATTTTTGTAAGATTTTTGCGGGGTTTTTGTGGGTTTTTTGGGGAGTTTTTGCATAGGGTTTTTGCTGATGATCCTAGCAACTAATAAACAGTTACCAGGATGCACCAGGCAAAGCACCCAATAAAAAAATCTATTTATTTTGCCTCAAACTCACTTTGTTTCATTTGTTTGATCCTTTGCTCTAATTGTTCGATGTTGTAAGATTGGAAAGCAATTCCGCCTCCATATTGTTTATTGTGAAACTTTCTACCTCCAATTTTACGAGCTAAAAAAAGGGCTCTTTGGTAGCTATCAGCAATTTGTAAAAAATGCACAACATAACGAGGGTTCCCATTGATGTCGTTGTTGATTCTTGTAAACATTTGTTTTATTTTTGGTTAAGATAAAAGGGCTAAATAGCCCCTTTATTTCGTCTATTTAAGACTCTTCAGTTAACCTTTTACTTCTACCCATTCTCCATCCCATTCCGCACCATTTAAAAACCATTTGCCCTTTTTTTGACAAACTGAAACATTTGGAAGAGCATTTAACCTCTCCTTTGTTACATTAGTAAACCAACCACAATTTGTAATAGATATAACACCACTTCTCAAACATTTTTGAGCTATTAAGTTGCCATGAAGGTACAATTGAGTCAATGGGTTATTAAAATTCCTATCTAAAAAAACCATTGTATTGTCTTTATTGAAGGGTAAGTCATTAATGAAAGCATAAACGCTTTCTTTTGTAATTTTTCTCATTGTGTTTTATTTTTAATTGTTTAAAATAGAAAGTATTTCGCATATTAACTCATCACATGACATTTGAGGGAGCCCCCATTCGTTGCAATATTCAATGTAAACTTCTGAAAGATTATCGATTGCACTATCATCGATATTTTGACTTCTTTGCCATATGTCATAAAAAGAGCCTAACCAAGAAAGCTTTTCTTCTAGTCTTTTTTTAGGCATTGCATACAAAGAAACCTTTTCTTCGTAGCTCAATTCCCATGCCCAACCATTTCCGAATTGATAATAAGTGATACCAAAAACTTCTACTTTTTCAGCATCAAAAGATAAGATATTGCTATCTTCTATCCATGATTCAACAAAGGTGCCTTTTGCCTCATCAAATTTTATATTTGTGTGATGAGGTGCACTCTTTAAAATCTCAAGACAAGTTTCTTTAGTAAAGTATGCCTCATAACCATATGAGAATTTAACTCCTAAATGTATGCCTTGAAATACATTCTTAATGCCTTCTACTTCAAAGAAAGCATTTTCGATTTTTGTTTGTGTTTTTGTTTCCATGTTTAATCGTTTTGATTGTTTTTGTAATTGTAGATATAACCAAAGGCAATGATTAATAATAATACAATGCCAAAATAGAAAGGGATGCTTTCTTGTAATGCTGATTGGTGCATAGTTACTTAGTTAAATTGTTAATTAATATTTGATTGATTTTAGAGCCAATGAACTCTTGCAATTCTTTTACATCTAGGAAAGCATCGTGAATAAATTCTTCTCTTACTAACATTTCCATGATGTCATTTGTAGTACTTTGTAGCTTGTCAAGTTCATCTTGCTTTAATACTTCGACTAGCTTTTCGCCGATAATTTCAAATGGATTTTTCATATTTATTTGATTTGATTTGAGAGTAAAGTTACAAAGAATATTAATACAAAGTACAAAAAAGTACAAATATTTTAAAATTATTTGGAATCCTGGTTTAACTGTTTTTGGCTAAAATGGGATCATTTGGATGTATTTAGATAGTTCTATCTTATAATTGATGTTATAATATGCATTATATAATATATATTATAATACTAATTATATAGTATAAATAGAATATAAACTATATACAATAAAGATATATTGTAGTAGTGTATTATTAATTAATTAGTTTGTATGGTTGTTAGTTGGCGAAAATGCCTAACAAACAGTTCATTAAATTATCCTAGCTTTGCCCTGAATAGGGGAGGGGATAGGATAGGCTATTTAACATAATATTATCTATAAGCTAAATGGTATACACCCCCTACCCTTTTGTTTCGTGTAAAAGAATAGGGGAGTGGCTTGTGCCCCCTAAAATTCTGATACCAAACAATGACTTTAACTTTTTTGTAATTTGATTTTTTTTATTTTGTAATAGACACATTAAAATAATATATAATATGTATAAATGCAAACCGAAACCCAAAAAGTAAAACGCAACCATAAGTTGCATAGATTTAGCGTATATACTCTATGGAGGAATATGAATAGATATAAACCATCCAAGATTAGATACGCTATGTTTATGTGCAAGATAACAGCAACAGAAGCAAAATACCAACCATATGAATGCGGAATTTAGATTGCGTAGCAATATGACCATAAAACCACAATTATGAATGCGGAATTTAAAGAGATAAGTAAAGAGGCTTTTATCATAGCCTATAAGGAGAACTTTGGCAATATCACCATTAGCTGTGAAGCAGCAGGGGTATCAAGAGGGATGTATAAGTCTTGGTGTGAGAAAGATCCTGAGTTCAGAAAGCGTTTAGCTGAAATAGAGCCTGAAGAGATAATGCTTGACTTCGGAGAACAGAAACTAATGGAGAGGATTGCTAGAGGTGATACCTTAGCTACGATGTTCCTACTAAAAACCAAAGGAAAACGTAGGGGCTATATCGAGAAACAAGAGGTTGCTCACGAAGGAGATGTAGTGAAGCAGATTACGGTGAATGTCGTTCGACCTGAAGAACTACCGAATATTCAAAAGCAGTTAGATGGTGATGAGCATAAAGAGTTACCTGAAGGTGAGATAATCAACTTTGATACCCAAGTAGAACCAGGAATGGTTATTCCAGCTACAATGGCTGGTGAAATTGATGAAATTCCATTGTATGACCATGATAAAGGCGAATATTTAGACTTAAACGACCAAGATGAGTATGAAGAGTAAGCTAAAATCAATTTAAAGGGCATTTAGAGACGATTTAAGACACTTTAATATCAAAATAGTATATATGTGTCAAAAAACGAATAAACTGACTTATATCGGCTTAAAATGAGTAAAAATGAAATAGTAAAGCTATAAGTTTACAATCATAAAGCTATTACTTTACTTTTTTTGTATATTTGCTAAAAAGTAAAGTTATGGTTTATTTTATTAAACAAAATGAATTTGTAAAAATAGGTTATACTAACAGATTTAAATCAAGATTAATACAATTACAGACATCTAGTCCAGTAAAATTAGAAGTATTAGGCATAGTGAAAGGGGATATTGAAGATGAGAAAAAGTATCACAACTTATTTAAAGAATACTCTTCAAATGGAGAATGGTTTCATTACAATCAGCATATACAAAAATTTATAGATAATCTTGATAAAGAGTTATTATGGAAATTTGGCTATTTAAATGAAAAAAATAGTCCAATCGGGCTGATAAAGCAAACGAGAATTGAAAAAAATTTAAGTATGGAGGAGTTAGCTGAAAAACTACAAATAACAAAACAGGCTGTATTAGATATGGAATTAAGAGATTTTCAAGGAAGAATTACTATTAATGCATTGGCTAAGGCGTTAGCTGCAATGAATTGTAAGTTAGGTATCAGGGCTGTAGAAATTAAATAATCTGCATGAATTTTTGGAAAATTTCATGCAAATTATAAAAAGATGATGTACCAAAATTAGAAATATGTGTCATAAATCGCATTTTTTGATGCATATTTTCAACATATGTGTCAAATTTGTTGAAATAATTCAACACTAACCAAAAACCAACATGAATGAACGTAACTACCAACAAAGTATTCCAAATCTTGCAAGAGAGTCCAAAAAAAATCTCAGTTATGCAAGGAGGAACAAGAAGTGGCAAGACCTACAATATCTTGACATGGTTTATCGTAAAACTGTTACAAGAAAAGGGAAAGACGCTGACTATCTGCCGTTCCTCGCTACCGTCTATCAAGGGTTCTGTAATGAGAGACTTCATAGAGATACTTTCGAAGTATGGGCTTTACTCAGAGGACAAACACAACAAATCAGAAAGTTTATACTTTCTAGGTGGAAACACCGTAGAGTTCGTATCTACAGATCAGCCCCAAAAGATTAGAGGTCGTAAACGTAACTACCTTTTCATCAACGAGGCGAATGAGGTAAACTACGAATCTTGGATGCAGTTAGCCCTTCGTACCACCGAGAAGATTGTGATTGACTATAACCCATCAGATTATTACTCTTGGATATATGACAAGGTAATTCCTCGTGAGGATGCTGACTTCACCATCACTACCTACCGAGATAACCCATTTTTAGAAAAATCCATCGTTGAAGAGATTGAAAGGCTTAAAGATGCTGACCATGAATACTGGAGAGTTTATGGTTTAGGAGAAAGAGCCATCTCGGAAGCGACTATTTATACTCATTGGAAACGCAGAAGAACTTTCCCAGAAGGAGGGGATATATTTTATGGTTTGGACTTTGGCTTCAACAATCAGACAGCACTCGTTTGTGTCAAATTCTACGATAACGAAATGTATGTGGACCAGCTCATTTACGACACTAAAATGTCAACAGCCCTTTTAATCGATAGAATGAGGGCATTAGGCTTAGATAGGAACTCAGAAATCTTTGCCGATCCTGCAGAACCTAAAACTATTGCTGAGGTGAACAAAGCAGGGTTTAATTTAAAGAGTGCAGTAAAGGATGTCTTTGCAGGAATCAACAAGGTTAAATCCTTTCCGCTAGTAATCAAAAGTGATTCTTTGGATTTGTTAGATGAAGTAAAGAATTACAAATGGAAAACTGATACGGATGGCAATACTTTGGATGAGCCTGTGAAATATCGAGACCACTTAATGGATGCAATGAGGTATGCTATATACACAAAATTTGCTAAACCGAAAAGAGGATGGGTTGTATAGGTTAAAAATTGTTTACTTTTGTAAAAACATCTTATAGCGTGAAATTTACTGAATTTGTAGGTAACTTAAATCCTTTCAAGAAAAAGGGTGTAGCCAATATCGGTTTCCCAAGTAATCCATTAGCTGACTTTGCAGGTTTAATCAAGGGAAGAGTTCTATACCCTGATATTAACGATAAGAAGTTCGTTAACGACTACTGTAACAATAGTGAAGTATATGCTGTTGTAAAAAGAATAGCTAAGACAGTTTCAACTGTACCTTTCTATGTTTACAGCATTAAAAACAAAAAAGCGTTTAATCAATATAAATCTTTGATTGCTAACGCTTCCTCTACTGCTGACTTAGCAAAAGCAGAACTTGTTAGAGTTAAGGCAATAGAAGAGGTAGCTGATTCTCCATTGAATGATTTGTTACAACAGCCAAATGAATACCAATCTTTCTCTGAGTTAATCGAGAATATGATTGGCTACAAGTTAATCACAGGTAATACTTACATATGGGCAAATAGATTGTCTAATGGTAAGGTTCAAGAGTTAGTAGTACTCCCATCCCAATATATGGCTATCATCTCTGATGGCACGATTAATGGGGTTGAAGGTTATACTTTTACTTTGGTAGGATGGGATAATCTAGCAGCAAAGGATGTAATCCATTTAAAGTACTTCAACCCTTACTTTGATACTAACGGACAACAGCTATACGGATTATCACCTTTACAAGCAGCATTTAGAACAGTACAACGTTCTAACGATGCAAAAGATACTTCAGTTGGTATGTTGCAGAATCAAGGTCCTAAAGGTATCTTGTATGCTAAAGAAGGTAACAATGATTTTGGTCCTGAACAAGCTGGTAAGTTAAAAGAAGATTTCTATAATCAATACGGAACTAAAACTCAAGGCGGTATCGTTCAGAACGCTGGAAGAATATTAATCGCAGGTGCAGAGTTAGGATGGTTGAACATGGGCTTGTCTCCTGTTGACTTACAATTGTTAGAATCAGAGAAAATTACACTTAGAGAACTTTGTAACGTTTATGGAGTAAACTCTGCGTTGTTTAACGATCCTGATAACAAGACCTACAATAACATGAAGGAAGCTAAGAAGGAAATGTTGACACAAGTTGTACTTCCTGAGTTAGTAGCTATTCGTGATGCAATGAACAGATTCTTTGCAAATGAGATGGGTAGAGATACTTACATTGACTTTGACTTAACTGTGTTCCCTGAATTACAAGAGGACATGAAAGAGTTAAGTTCAATCCTTTCTCAGTCTTGGTGGATTACTCCTAACGAGAAGCGTGTGGCTATGCGTTATGAGACTATACCTGATGAGGTGATGAACGAAATCTTTATTCCTGCAGGTTACTTGCCTATAGACGAACTGACTATGTTGCAAGATCCTCGTAATGCTCAACAACAAAGTGACTATAACAGACCACCTGTAAAATAGCAATGGCTAAAATACTTTATCCTTCACAACAATTTGCTTTGCAACAAAAGATTGCAAGGAAATCAATTAGAGAATACCAGCCTAAAATAAAGGCAGTATTACAGAAGGATTTTGATAAAGCTGCTGATTTGGTAGCAGAAATGGGAGCACAACAAACGGTAAATAATCGACAAGCGTTATTCGACTCACAATCGATTAATAATATTTTACGAAATTTGTATGAGAACGTAGGCGGTTATACCGCAATGCGTTATGAAAAGATATTTGACAACTTTAAAAAAGAAGAGTCTATAGACTTTGATCCGCTAGATATTGCTGACGAATGGTTAGCATTTATGTTGTCTTATTGGACAGCTATTAGTGGAACTAAAATGTATGGCATTGAGAATACAACCGAAACAGAGATTGCTAGGTTGATTAATAACGCCATACGTTATGGTCAAGAGAATAATCTTACTGAAAGAGAAGTAAACAACATGGCGATTACTTTGCTTAGAGATGGTAAGATTAACAACTCAAGAAGTCTATTGATTGCTCGTACTGAATCGCATCAGGCTTTAAGCACAGGTGCATTTGGTGCAACTAAATACTCAGTAGTTCCTTTGTTAAAGCAATGGGTACATTCAGAGTATATGGCAGCTCCTCGTTTGTGGCACTTAGATTTGGATAGACAAACTAACCCTGACACACAAGGAACGAGAATATTGGTGAATCAGCCATTTATGGTTAACACACCAAATGTAGGGATGATACAAATGCAATACGCACATGATGCTTCAGGCGGTGCTATAAATAACTGTAACTGCAGATGTTGTACTGTGTATATTGCGTAAACAAATAAATATGAGTAATTTTTATAACAGAAAAGGAGTAAGCGGTGCACCGATTGATATGTCGGATGACTCAAGAACAGTAGTTGTTTACTACTCCGCATTTGGTAACGTAGATAGCGATGGTGATGTAATCACTCCTGGTGCGTTTACTAAATCATTAAAAGAAAATGGTCCACAAGGAAAGAATAGAATCTGGCACTTGTTCAACCATTCAACAGACAAGCCTGTAGCTAAGCCATATGAAATGATGGAAGATAGCTTTGGTTTAAAGTCTTACGTTAAAATGCCAAACACAACTTTAGGTAGAGATACTTACGAGTTGTATAGAGATGGGCATATAACTGAACATAGCATTGGCTTCCAAACTGTGAAGTCTCAAGCTAAGTCTGGTTATAACGAAATATCAGAAATTAAATTGTTTGAGGGTTCCTCTGTTTTATGGGGAGCTAATTCTAATACACCAACAGTAATGGTTAAGTCTGAAATCAAGGCTACAGTTATTGATGAGATAGCTAAGACTATCAAATCTTTAAGAAATGGCTTTTATACAGATGAGACATTCGGTTTGTTGGAATTAAAACTTAAACAATTACAACAATATCTTGCAGAAATGGAAGACGAAGAGTCAGTTCCTTCGGAAGAACAACCGCCTATGGAAGAACCATCTGAATTGCAACCAGAAGGTGAATCAGAAGAAGAGGCATTGGAAGAAGAAGAAAACCCGACTATTTCCATCGAAATCGAGATAAACAAATATTTACAAACATTTAAAATTTTCAACTAATGGTAGAAGAAATTAAAAGTGCTTTTGAAGGTATCAAGTCTGAATTAAACGGACAATTTGATGCTGCAAAAGCTGAAAACGTAGCTGCAGTAGATGCGGTAAAATCTGAATTAGAAGAATTAAAATCTCAAGTTGCTGTAGTTAAAGATGCTGCAGACAAATTAGAGGCAAAATCCAATCGTGTAAAAATGAATCAAAACGAAGTAAAAGGTTTCAATGGTGCTTTAGCTGAAGCAATTGAAAAAAATGCCGATTTATTAGGCAAATTAGGTGCTGGTGAAATTAAGAACACAGCATTTGTAATGGATACTAAAGCTGTAGGTAATATGACAGAAGCAGTTAACTTAACTGGTGATATTCCTCGTGCTTATGCTAACCAAGTTTATGGCTTACCTTCTCGTAAGGTGCACGTTAGAAGTTTGTTACCAGTAGGTACAATTTCTCAAGGTTTGTTTACTTTCCCTCTTGAAACAGGTGGTGAAGGTGCTCCTGCTGCACAAGTACAAGGTTCTAGCAAAGCTCAAGTTGATTTTGACATCACAATGACTAATGCTCCTGCACAAGTTATTGCTGGTTATGTTAGAATCTCTCGTCAAATGTTAGATGACGTTCCTGCTATGACTTCTTTCTTACAACAAAGATTGTTAGAGAAGTATTTAGTTGCTGAAGATGCTCAGTTATTAAGTGGTAACGGTACTGCTCCAAACTTACAAGGTTTAACTGGTGTTGCTTCTGCTTTCGCAGGTGCTGCAACTGTAGATGTTGAGCAATTAGTTCAATCTATTGCACAAGTTGAAGCTAGTAACTACACAGCTACTGGTATCTTGATTAACCCAACTGATTGGGCTAACATCATCAACACTAAGAATACAAACAGTGCTTACTCTTTACCAGGTTCTACAATCGTAACAACTAATGGTCAATTGTCAATCGCTGGTATTCCTATCTTCACTTCTACAGCAATCGCTGCTGATAAGTTCTTAGTAGGTGACTGGTCTATGGGTGCTCAAATCATGCAAAGAGATGGTATTTCTGTACGTTTCTCTGAGTTTGATGGCAACAACTTCACAGAGAACATGATTACTGTTCGTGTTGAAGCTCGTATCGCATTCCCAATCTACTACTCTGGTGCATTCGTGTACGGAGATTTTGGCAATATTTCTTAGTCTTAGACTAATCTAAATTATAAGGGGTAGCCAAAAACTACCCCTTTTTTAATGCGTTAAATTTTGACTATTTTTGTAAAAAACATATAGGATGCAAATTGTAAGAGATATAGCGGTTTTGTCTGATACTATAGCAGAGCCAATAACATTAGCAGAAGCTAAAAACTACCTAAGAGTAGATTATAACGAAGATGACGATTTGATTGAGGCTTTAATTACTTCTGCAAGAGTAAGACTTGAGCAATACGCTGGTGTGGCTATGACACAAAGAAACTTGCAAGTAGTTGCTTTTATGAGTGAGTTTATTGAGCTTCCATATGTGCCAATTGGGGTTTTATTGTCAGTTGAGTATTGGAATAATACAGAATGGATAGAATTAGAGGAAGGTGATTACAATGTAATAGGTGCTAATACAATGAAGGTTTATGCTGTAGCTTATGGCGAAGGTGAATATAGATTTACATATACTTGTGGCTATTGTGATCCTACTCCTACAATGAGAACAGCTTGTTTCAAGATGTTAGCTGACCTTTACGAGTATAGAGAGTCAAGCGTAGAGTCTAGTAAGCCAAGTGCTAACTTAACTACTGCATACGAATTAATGAAGCCTTATAAGAGAATAAATTACATTTTATAATGATAGGTAAACTACACAATAGGATTACGTTTAAAAGCAAAACAAGCGTATCTGATGGGGCTGGTGGGTTTGTGAATACCCTTGTTGACTACTATACTTGTTGGGCTCAAATTGCTACAAACTCCGAAAGCAAGAGTAATTTGGTAGAAAAGGATTCTATTGTTAACGATATTGTATTTAGAATAAGATATACTACGTCAAAAGTATTTGATAATAAGCTAGTTATAGTTCACAATAATAATAAATATCTTATCAAGTCTGTAATAAACGAAGGGGATAGAAACAAGTATTTCTTAATCGGTTGCTCAACAATGAAATAATGAGTGCATTTAGTATTGGCATAAAAGGCTTAAACGAGCTACAAACCAAGTTTGCTACTGCATCAGATAGACTTAACCTTCATGTTGCTGATGCTATAAATCAAACTTTAGTAAACATTCAGCAAGATGCTAAAGCTGATGTTAAAGTAAAAACTGGTGCCCTACAAAGAAGTATTACTCATAGAAGTGTAGATAAAAAATTAAAAGGTGGCTATGTAAGTGCAGGTAACAAAAATGTGAAATATGCACCATATGTTGAATTTGGTACAAGATTTAACATAAGTTTACCATCTTTGATAAATATTAGCCCAAGTCAGCAAAGTGCTTTTGCTAGACAATTTATGGTTCAGAATCCTAAAAAATTCACTAATTTACCTACAAGACCATTCTTAATGACCGCATTTGACAAGCGTTATACACAGCTTTTAAATAGGGTAAAGGAATTTAAGATATAAATATATTTCGCTAAATTTGTGTAAATGAAAGATTGCGGATTAGCTATAAGACAGGCTTACATAAACAAGCTGACAACTGAATCTTACACGCTTAATGTGTATGACACAATAGCTCCAGATACAGTACAGCCTCCGTTTTTAATCATTAGTAGTCAGACTTCTGTAGAAAATAGCGATAAACAAAGCTATAGTTTTAATGTTACTATTCAATTTGATATTGTTTATAGGACATTTAAAGACGGAGAAGTAGGGCAAAAGTCAGTTGACCAATGGGCTAACTCATTGTTACAAATCATAGGAGTATATCCTATTGATTACCCAAATACAGCTCCTGACTTTAAGATAGTAACTCGTAGAGTAGCTTCCAATGAAGCAACTTTTGATTATGTAGATGAGGCTTATGTGTTTAAAAGAGTTATTGTAATGGATCATTTTGTGAATCAAATATTATAAAAAAGTAAAATAAAATAAAATGGCAACAACAGGTGTATTTAACGGAACCTCATTGGTTGTATTAGTTGGATCAGAAGTAGTGGCACACGCTACATCTTGTTCTTTAAGTTTTTCAGTAGACTTACCAGATAGCACAACAAAACAAAGTGCTGGATGGACAGAGCATATTGCTGGTGCTAAATCTTGGTCTTTGACTACAGATGGTTTAGCTACAGTTGATCCTGCTGCTACAGCTTCTTACTACACTACAGGTGAGTTAATGACTGCTATCGCAAATAGAACTGCTGTAACAGTTAAGTTTACTACAGTTAGTGGAACAACTCCAGTAACAGGTGACTTAATTTGGTCTGGTTCTGCTTTCATTGAAAGTATGGATATTACTGCTGACATGGAGTCTCCAGTAACTTATTCAGTATCTTTTACTGGAACAGGTGCTTTGACTCAAGCAACTAACTAATAACTAAAAACAACAACATATATGAGAGGACATTACGAAATCGCACTTTCGGATGGCACTAAGGTGCATTTAAGATTCTGCACATGGTCTTTAAAAAGATTTTGTCAGTTACAAGGTATCGGACCATCTGAAATAGGTGAAGCATTAAGCGGAGATAATACCCTAGATGCTATCGTTAATTTAATTAAGGCTGCTGCTGAATATCCTTTATACAAGGAAGGAATCACTCCAACTTACACAGACTTAGATGTTTGTGATTGGATAGATGATATGGGAGGTGTAACAAGTGCTAATATGCAAAACTTGTTTAAGGCACTATCAGATAGTATGTCAAGTGGATTAAATGATGCTACACCTAAAGGTAAAAAAAATGATGTAAAAAAAAATTAGAGTGGATTGATATTGAAAGATATACAATGGGGGAGTGCCAAGATATTAAGTGGAGCGTTAACTGGTACAACAGGAACATTTACAGGATTAAATGTAAATAATACTAATGTTAATGGAGAAGGTATATTAACTTTAAAAAGTTATAATTTTAATTTTGCAAATAGAATACAATTTGGAGATGGTGCAGTAATTAGGAGAGAAATAATTTATCCTAATTCAAGTTCAAATATGCAGTTTAGAAGTTATACAGTAGGTGGTTCAAGTGGAGGTTATGATTTTTATGTATCAAACGGCTCTACAGAATCATTAGCAGCAACTATTGGTACTGATAAATCATTATCATTAACAGGCACACTCG